TACGGCTTCACGCATCTGTGCTTCAGTGCAGCCATACATCGAAACTTCGCGGATCTCTTGGGTGGTAAGACCTTGGAATGCTGTTCTCATTTGGGTTCCTTTCTCATTCATCATACTTCGATTATAGCACCTTGATCCGAAAAGTCAAGCATTATCAGCACCATTAGCATTTTAATAATATTAGCATTTTAATAATATTAGCATTTTATTAAGAGTCCTGCTCAGCCTGATACTCGGCCAGCCCGCGTTCTGTGAGCAGCAGCCCGCCGCGCTCAGCGTGCGCTTTGAATACTGTCATGCTGCCGTCGGGTATGTCGTCCTTGAGTCGCTGAAACAGCGTCGCTACCGACGTGCCCTGACCCAGGAAACGATTGGTCTGCTCTTCCCAGGCGAACAGACTGCCCTGTATTTCTTCTACATAGATGTAGACTACTGCTGCCTTCATCGCAGCTCCTTGTTGACGGTTCTGGTAATTTCCTGCACCTTGTGTACCCCCGAGTCGGCCCAGCGGGCCATGCCCGAGAAGCCAACTGTGCAGGCCATGATGCCTATGATGATGCCTACTATGAGGTTACCCATTACATGCTCCAATACGATTCAGAGCTTGGGCTGCAGAAGTACGGTGTATCATAGCGCTCGGCGAACTCTTGGCCGCTCAGCAGGTTCTTCTTCACGACAAAGGTCTCAAAAACCTGAGCAAAGTAACCATCTTCCTGATAACGCTTGGCAACTGTGCTGATATAGTCTCGGGTACTGGGAGCAAAGTCAATGGCTTCCACAAACCGCAGACCCTTTTTGTCCTTGCCATAGCGATCGTCTTTCTTGATACGACGATCGGCTTTGTAGACTTCAACGGTGTAGGCTGTTAGCTTGGTCATTTCGGGTTCCTTTCTCATTTAACGTACCACTATTATAGCACCATTTCGCCCAGTTGTCAAGCCCCGAAAAACTTCAATGAAATCAATGACTTATCGTCACGTTTCTTATTGGGAATACGCCGCTGACGGTACTTCGGAGTCAGCAGATCCCGGGCTATGGGGTCGCGACGTCGGGGCTTGGGGCTGGCTTTCTTCATGGCTCTTATTGCTTAGGAATACGATACACAATGCTGGTCTCAGTAATTACTTTGGTTGCCTTGTAGTCCTCCATCACAGCCTCGAACATCTGAGCCTGGCTGGAAATCATTCTTGCCTTGCCAGGCTTGCTGATTTTAACTGCAATGAACTTCTTACGGTAATTGATGAAACACTCTGAGGTTGGAAATGCTATGCCCACCAGGTCACGAACTGTCTCAGCACGAGCCTGTTCACGTGGACTGTAGGACATTCTGTTCTCACGATCTCTGTACACAGCATTGATAGCAGCACCACGAGCAAACTCACCAGCAGGTTTGAATTCAGTTTCTTGAGTAAACATAGTAGTCTCCTTATTTGGGCAGCATTTCCAGAAAAGCCTGGGTCTCAGCATCTGCTAGAATTTCTTCTAACTGGCTATGCAGCAGTTCTTCCTGTGGTTCCATATACTCAGCACCCTGAGTATTATAGTACTCATAAATCAAACCACGAAGATAGTCGATTTGGGTGGGGGTTAATGAAACATTAACAGTTTTAGACATTTCGGTTCCTTTTCTCATCAACATAACGCCATTGTATAGGAACGATTCTAAATGTCAAGCCCCTGCTAAGTCATTGATTTTATTGAAGTTTTTCTCTGCTCCCCTATGACTACGGGCAACCATTGATAGGTTTTCTTGAGCAGACGATGGCGGACATCGCTCCAGTCTTCGCTGTATCGGAAGGCGTCTCGATAGAAGTTCCAGCTCCAGAGTTTGCGACGACGATTGATGGTGCGCAGAATCTGGTAGGGGTCGGTGCTGGGATAGTGATGCAGTATTTCCAGAGCTATGTCATGTGCATAGGCTTCGATTTCGTCGAGCTCGGCCAGATAGTCCATGTGGTCTTTGTCGGACTTCTCACCAGCCTTGATGTCATAGTACAGAGTAGCTCCACCGTTTTCTATTTCCTGACGATGACTGTACTGACACTTGTGTATGAGCTCGTGCTGTACAACCTGACTCAACAGGAAGCTGAAGTTGCGCCAGCTCTTGTTCGTGAAGTTAAAGCAACGATTACCTTCGTGAAAATGCAGCACAATGTCTATGGGCTGACGCTTCTTTTGAAAGTCATAGAGACCGCTGCAGACAAAGTCTGGACGACTCAATTCTCCATCGGGTATGAGATAGACTCGGATACCAAAGGGCTTCAGGGCCAACTGCACTGAATCCAGCACCGTTTCCAAAGGAACACTGCCCTGCAGTACAGCGCGCATGGCGTTGATTCTTCGGTTGATACGCGGTGCCAGATACATATCGTTCCCTTTTCATCTATTTATATTTTGATAGAGCTGAAGTCTCGATTTAACTTTCGGTTCACTATGTTGTAGTCATCGTTGTCATCCTGCCCGCTCTGGCTTAGATTCTGCTGCGCACGGGCTTCTACATCATAGAGCTTCATCTTGGCTCGATCTATGCCTATGACAAACTTACGATTCGATGTAGGATCGTTGTAGCGATTCTTGAGCTGCTTGACCATGAGCTGATTCAGGGCCTCCATCTCCTCGGTACTGATCAGAGCAAACATTAAATCCGCCGTGGCTGGCAAGCCAAAGCTTTCTGAGGTATCAGTAAGTTCAACATCGGTATTGCCATAACCACTGCGGGTTGTCTGTGTGGCAGTCAGTATGGGCACATTATATTCCACGGCCAGGCCACGCAGTTCTTCGGCTATGCTCTTCACCAGGGTATAACTGTTCACGGCTGCGCTGGCCTTGAGACGACTGCTTGAACAGATGTTCAGATAATCCACCATGATGATGTCAGGATGGAATGTCTGCTTCAAACTCAGCTCATTCAACAGTGCCTTGAAGTGCCCTGCATGAGCACCTGCTGTGGGATACTCCTTGATGATGAGCCGGCCCTCGGTCTTGTCCTTGATGCGCTGTATGCGATTATCAAACATCTGGCGCGGCAAGTCAGCCAGCTGGTCTATGGGAATGTTCATCAGATTGGCATCAATACGTTCCGCGATGCGCTCTTCCGCCATCTCCATGGTGATGTACAGAACATTTTTACCCAGACTCAGTGAGCTGGCTGCCACATGACACATGAACAAACTCTTGCCCACGCCCGTGCCAGCCAGGGCTACATTTAAAGTCTTGTTGGGCAAACCACCGTTGGTAATTTTATTAAACATCTCCAGGTCAAAGGCCAGTCTGTGTTCAACTCTGTGATAGAAGTCAAAGCGCTGTTCGGCATTGAGCAGATAATCATGACCAATGCTGTTGTCGAACGCTACGGCCAGGGCTTCCTGCAACAGGCTGGGCAGGGCGTCTGCGGTGTGCTGCTTGTCACGCCCATCGATGATCTCAATGCTCTTCAATATGGCATTGTAGATGGCTCGATCCTTGCACCACTTTTCTGTTTCTGTGCTGAGCCAGTCTGCGTTGACTGGCTCGGGTGTGAGTCCGCGCACAATTTCCGCGGCCTGACGAAATGCTTCTTCTTTGAGGTTGGTCTTCTGCAGTGCAATGTCCAGCGCCTCTATGGTTGGACAGGCATTGTAGTCATTGATGAACTGCTGCACACAGTTAAAGATGGTGCGCTCAGCTGCATCACCGAAATATTCGGCCTTTAAAAAAGGAAAAACCTGGCGCATGTAGTTCTCGTCATGCACCAGGTGTCTGAGTATGGTATGCTCTATTTTATTCAATCTTCTTCCCCAGCTCGTAGTATTCAAGTATTACACGGATTATTATATCCTTGTTTTCGTCGGATGTCAATTCCTCCAGACTCAGACTGGCGGTGTGTATGAAGTCATAGTTGAACTCAACCTTGACACCATCATCTTCGATGGGGATAAAACCAAATCTAGTGGGACGAAATATAACGCCCGTCAGGGGACCTTCTAGAATTTCTAGATTACGGTCCCCAAAGTCAGTAATGATTTCACACCAACTAG